TATATCTATTATACTATATTCATTACTAAAAGTCAAGCCTGTTTCTGTTGCGAGGTACAGGCAAACCCCTAGTAGCCTAAGCTGCTAATGCGAAACCTTGTGAGTCAGCATTTAAATAACAGTACGGTGTTAGCGATCAATCTCCTAGAAGTTTTACCTGATGGTCGATCCTATTTCCACCCCTCAAATTTCATTGTTTGAATGGTGGAGTGGCTGGGTATTGCACCCAGGTCCCTAAAAGTTATTGTCTTCTTATCAACAATTAATTCGTTTTTGGTTTAGGTGTTTCAACAACTTTATAGTTGTATAAAACCTCTAATACACACTTCTCTCCTTGAGCAGGTGTTTCCATTGTTCTTATAATGTGTCCTTCAATATCTTTTGAAGCATAAGTCATTACTGCATAAGCAATCTCACCTGTCGGCATTGCTGCTATTCTACCAAATGCAATTTCAAACTCTACATAACCTTCATTTTTTAATGCTTCGTTAACCATTTCTAATGGTCCACACCATATTGGCATATCTTGTAGTTGCCAAGGATAGTTTGATAATCCTTGTGGGCCTGCGTGTGATTTACTGGATAAACATAATATAAAAAATAGTCCACATATAGTTTTAATTAGTTTTCCCATCTTCTTTAAATTTCTTGTGAAACTCCTCTATTGCTGGTTTTAGTAGGGGTAAATAATCTTTCTTGTTTTTAATAAATGTTTGAGTTGAACCTTCTTCGGTTACAATCAATATCACTATCTGATCGATTGCTTTGCCATAAAGTTCTTCATACATTTCGCAATAGGCTGAAGTTTGAATAAAATAGTTTTCTACCCATTCTTCTTTCTTATCTTTGGTAGATGTCTTAAAATCTATTACTGATAATTTGCCTTCATATTCTGCAATACAATCGACTCGACCTGCAACACCCCATTTGTCGCTGTACAAAGCACCTTCTTGCATTACTATATTATTTATCTTATCCAGTTCAGTTTTTAGAATGGTAAATAACGCAGTAGGTAAAACACCTTGTTGTGATAGTTCTTCGTTGTTTAAATAGTTTTCTGTTAGTGTGTGTACGGCTGTGCCTCTCTTAGCCGCATTTCTCATAATAGTATTTGCAACCTGTTCGCCTACTGACTCACGCCATCTTGCGATACCTTCATTGCCTCTAGCCGATAGCACAGTTGTAATTGAGGGATACTTATCACCACTAGGTAAAACATAAAATCTTTTACCTTTAATTGTTTCAGTAATTAAGTTTAATTGTTTTTTTTCTTGTGGTACATGGGTAAAGCTTCTCATATTATGATTAGCTTTCATATATTCGTGTAATTTATTCATACTGTATTATATCACATACCTTCGGAAAGGTCAAGCTATGTGCTTCTATGGTGCGTCAGCATATCATTCATTTCGTCTTTAGTGACTATACCAAGCGTTCAGTTAGGATTGTACTCAACATATTGAGTTTTACCTTGATCGTTTCGGAATGCTCTCAATGTTTGTTTTCTATTATCAGTAGGACTCTTGTACGAACAATGAATCCAACCGCTATTAGGTTCATCTGGATTGTGATACTCTAATATTAATTGATCAAAATCTAAATTCTCTATAATCCATTTTGCTAATTCAGCATTCGGAGTCCCAAATATTTCAAAGTCGGCAGCCTGGCCCTTAGCGTGCTGTGAGTTAGTTGAGCTGCCAATTGCAACACATAATTCTTCACTTCTAAACCCACTTGATATTGTCACTGGTGTAGCATATTGATCTCGGACAGGTTGCAATATGTTTTCACATAACTTTTGTAATCCTGTAATCTGATCGTCATTAGGATTATTATTAATACCCTTACGCTCAGCTGTTTGACTAGTCGTCATTTCTTTTAAGCTAAAGTTCTTGCTCAGTTTCATTTATTATCCTTTGTTGATTATTTTCCACGAGTAATCTGTACAATTTTTTTCAATTGTGCTTCGATTACTTCCGCTCTGTTTGGCCAGTGAATATAGGCCTCGGGTGATTTTGCTAATTTGATTAATAGAGGTATGATAAGTTTCTCTAGTTTCTTAAAGTCTTCTTTGTACTCTTTACCTAGATTGTCTTTTCTTAAATCGTACTCATCATCCATTTGTTTTTTAGCGATCTCTAATTCTGTTTCATTCTTGGCAACAACGGTTTCTTTTGTTTCATTCGTTGCTCTCAATAGTTTATCTAGTTTACTTTCTAGTCTATTGATGATTTCACTAGATACAGCTTTGCCCACACCGTCTGCTGTTTGCTTAACAACTTCTTTTGTAGCTTCTGACTCTGCTTTACTTTCTGTCGCTGGTTTACTCTTGACCGAGGTAAAACCCCAATCGCCATCAGCGTCAAATCCATCTAAAAAATCGAAATCTGCCATATATCTATTTATACTTTCTTACCTGCCTTCTTTGCTCTATGAGTCTTTATTACCTTATCAATTTGTGTGTCTTTTACTGACTTTTTACCGTATTGGTTTGCCAATGCACTTGCTGGGTGAGCGTCTGTAATTTTTGATAATACATCTTTCCATCCACTATCAGTTTTACTATCTATATGACCTACACTTGATACTATATTTACTTGTGTTGGTGGTAATATTTTAATATGTTTCTTCTTAATAAACTCTTCCATTTCAGAAATAGACATTAAGTCTGTGTATTCTTTTTTAGTTCTCTTATTATAAAATCTATAAGTTGGCATTTATTCCCTCACTAAACCATTGTGGAATGTTTGTTTTCCATGTAGCAAAATCCTTCTTGTATTTTACATAGTAATCTCTATAAGCGATAATACTATCTTCATTCTTTACATCATCAGGCATTGCTTGTGTCGGTTGATTAAAAGGAATATTTAGGGGAATATTTTTAGGGGGATTCTTCAACAAGTCTTTTAACAATGTGTATGACTTATGGTCTTTGCCATATCTTAATTTAAATTCATCATGTAAATAAGACCACATCTGATATAACCAGTTATAGTTATAAGCATTATTTCGAACCCATACTGCACTCGGGTGATTGTAATGACACGCTTTGTAAATAGTTTTTTCTTCGTTAGCATTCTGTAATTTATATCTCTTAATGTTTCTACCTGCTTTTGTTTTACCTTGATACATAACGCCGTCAAGCATTCTGTGAGCAGTTGACATTAATTGAGCATATTCAATAAGCATTTTTACAACGTGCTTATCTAGGTGCTGTTCAGCACAAATTTTGGGGTCTTTATGTAAATAAAAGATATTCATATTATTATACTATCACTCTTTATCTGTTTTGTCAAGCACTTTCTTGTCTTGTTCTTCTTGTTTTTTTTTATTTTTTTTGTATTCATAATTTCTTTTTCTTCTTTTTAAAATTATGTGGATCTGCTTGTGCAAGTGCTTTCATATGTTTCTTATTAAATTCTTCTTCGCTGATGCCTTCAAAGCTGGCATTGTTATCTTGTTTTTCTTTATCTTTTTTACTTTGTTTTTCTAGTTTCTCAACCATCTTTTGCCATTCTTTGGCGTCTTTATCCGTTATCATTCATTAATCACCTCTAACTCTATTGAAGTATGCCATTCGGTCATACTTTTCACACAATTTTTTAAATGTGCTGTACCAATATTTCTTTCCCCAATCAGACGTAGCATCCTTACACGCCTTCTCAGCATTTATTATTCTTTTCATTTCTGTCATATCTTCCATTGTATCTGGTGTCAATTTACTCATTATTTTTCCTCTAGTTGTCTTATTTTATTAATCATTCTTATAACTCTTTTATCATAATCTGCCGTAGTAGAAAATTTATCAAGTGTTTTAATTAATCTCATTGAGTCATTTGTAGTTAATCTTAACTTTCTAAACTTCTCATAAGCAGAGTGATTGTTTAATAAATCAATATAGTATTTTACACTATCACATTTACTAGCAAATACTTTCACGCCCCAACCAGGCCACTTCTCAACACCAATAGGTAGTAAATGTGCTGATGTTTCTTTCCATGTTCTAATGCCAAATAGATTGTTACCTTCTGTGGCAAATCTACTCTTGCCCCAACCAGACTCTAACGCTGCCTGACCTATAATCATTTCATAAGGTACTCTCAAATGTTTAGGTG